ATTTGGAATCAATGCAAGTACATTTGATTACAAATCTTTTATGACAGCAGAAGAAGCTAAGTAATTAGTATTATTAATTGAACTAAGGAAGTGGGTAGTTTTACTATCCACTTTTTTATGCACTAAAAGGGGGAACAGCTTAACTGAACTAGCCTATGAGAACACATTATGTGATGGATTTTGAAACATTATCTAATTGTTTTATTGCTGTGTTTGAGAGTGTTAAGTCTGAGGAACGTGAGATATTCACAGTTCATAAAGACAAAAATGAAATACTAGAATTTATTACATTCATTGAGAGAAACATTCAGCTACAAGAGTGGCATGTATCTTTTAACGGTTTGGGGTTTGACAGTCAGATTACTGAACATGTACTTAGAAATAAAGAGCAGTTGCTTAACCAAGATGGTGAGACAATTGCTAGGTTTATTTATAGTAAGGCACAAGATGTAATTGGCAGACAGAACCGTCAAGAGTTCCTAGAGTTTGCTCCAAAGGACCTGCAGGTACACCAGGTAGATGTCTTTAAACTTAATCACTGGGATAACAATGCTAAAAGAAGTTCTTTAAAGTGGATTCAGTATACAATGGACTGGCATAATATAATGGATATGCCTATTCATCATACTGAAAATATTACTTCTGAACAGATTCCGGAGATCATTACATATTGTATTAATGATGTTAGGTCCACTAAGGCTATCATGCAGCTCAGTAAGAGTCAGATAGAACTTAGGAAGACTTTGACTGAAGAGTATAATATTAATTTGTTCTCTGCATCTGAGCCACGGATTTCTAAAGAGTTATTCTTGCATTTCTTAAGTGGTCACACTGGGATTAAGAAGTGGGACTTAAAGCAAATGAGAACACACAGGGAGAAGATAGTAGTTAAAGATATTATCCTACCTTATATTCAATTCAAGACAGCTACATTTGAGAATCTATTACAGAAGTTTCAAGATGTAGTCATCTATCCTGGTCAAACTAAAGGAGGCTTTAAGTACTCTATACAGTACAAAGGAGTGAAGACTGATTATGGTCTAGGTGGTATACATGGTGCTAGGTCTGCTAAGGTATATGAATCTGCGGAAGATATGGTTATCATGACAAGTGATGTTACCAGTTTTTATCCTAATCTAGCTATTAGAAATGGATGGTCTCCGGCACACTTACCTAAGGAAGAATTCTGTGATCTTTATGAGTGGTTCTTTGAAGAAAGAAAGAAGATACCTAAGTCTGATCCTAAGAACTATGTATACAAGATTATCCTAAACTCAACCTATGGGTTGAGTAATGATGAGAATAGCTTCCTGTATGATCCTGAGTTTACTATGAGGATTACTATTAATGGTCAGTTAAGTCTGACTATGTTGTATGAGATGATCTGTGAAGAGATTCCAAATGCTATTCCACTAATGCAGAATACAGATGGTCTAGAGACTATGATCCCGCGGGAGTATGTTGATAGATATATGGATATCTGTGCAAGATGGGAGAAGAGAACCATGCTACAGTTAGAACATGATACTTATAGTAAGATAATTCTGGGTGATGTAAATAATTACATTGCTATCACAGAAAATGGTAAAGCTAAGAGTAAAGGTAGATTTGAGTATAAGGATTTAGCTCTTCATAAGAATAAGAGTTTTTTAATTATACCTAAAGCTATCCAAGCTTATTTTGTTGACGGGATTAAACCTGAAGACTATTTAGCACAGAACCAAAACATATTTGATTATTGCGGTGGTGTAAAGATTAAAGGAGATTGGGAGTTCTATGAGCATGCAATTGCTGATGGAGAACATACTATTAAACCTTTACAACATACAATAAGATATTTTGTTTCCAATTCCGGGTCAAAGATTATCAAGAAAAATAATACTGACGGGAGAGAAATCCAGGTAGAGGCTGGGAAGTGGATGCAAACTACTATGATTGACTACGAAGAAAAAGAGTTCTCTGAGTATGATATTAACTTTAAATATTATCTAGAGAACATTTATAAAGAAATAAGGTCTTTAGAGCCTATTAATCATCAATTAAGTTTATTTTAAGATGCCAAAGAAAATTCAAGATTGCACAAAAGCACATTTGATTAGTATTGATTTACCGGTTCATGGTGATAGCTACACAGTTATCAGCCATGAGTCAGTAATGGATTATGTATTCACAGAACTTGCTAATGCAGGTTTTGGGATTACAACAGAAGAGTATAGAGCAACTGCAGATGGTCAGATTGCTCAGGGTATTTATAGATTGAACTATAATAGTGACCCAGAATTATCTATGATGTTTGCTTGGACAAACAGTTATAACAAACAAGTAAGATTTAAGTGTGGTGTTGGTGCATATGTGAACCAAATAGGAACCGTGATGGTATGTGGAGACATGGGAAGCTGGGCCAGAAAGCATACTGGTACAGCAGATGCAGAAACAATACAGACTATTAAGGATCAGATTGCTGATGCTACTATGTATTATAATCAGTTAGTATCTGATAAGGAAGCTATGAAAGTTATATCTATGACTAAGAGAAAACAATCTCAGTTATTAGGTATCTTATTTGCTGAGTATAAGATTCTTACTACTGAGCAAGCTAGTATGATTAGAAATCAAATGGAAAGACCTAGTCATGTGTTTGAGGACACTAATAGTCTATGGGCATTTTATAATTATGTAACTATTGCACTACAACATTCTCATCCTAAAACATGGATGGAAGATCAACGTGTGTTACATTATTTTATATCAACTGTTAATAACTTTACTACCCCCCAAGTCACCCCTCAAGTCACCCCCCAAGTTGAAGCTGTAGTAGATTCATTAACAACAAATTATGGTCAACCAGAGAATCAATTAAATATTCTAACTGAACTTGATAGAATAGAAGCTGAGGAAAGTGTATTAGAGGTAGAAGAACTTGATCGCAATATTACGATAGATGAAGTTATTACTTATACTGATCCTGTGGGTAATACTTTTGAAGCTCCTATAGTTACACCATTTGCTGCATATGAATCAGAACCAGAAGATGACTTTGACTTTGATTTAAGTATTGCAGATGATGAGGATGAAGAATTACAATTTGAATTTTAAGAAATGTTTTAATGGTTAATAAAACAAACAAAGAGGGGGTATGGCATTTTGCTGTGCCCCTTTTTTTTAACTTTGTATTATGAAAAAACAATTAAAAGCAGTGGAGAAGTTAAAAAATTATTGTATATTTGTTGCATGGTAATAGGCATATATACAATAAAATCTGTAAAAGATAATAAAATCTTAGTAGGTCAGAGTATTAATATAGTCAGGAGACTTTCACAACATAAGTTTCATCTAAAGAATAATACGCATGATAATAGACATTTACAAAGTGCTTATAATAAATATGGTATTGATAATTTTCAATTTCAAATATTACTTATATGTGAAGAAGAGCATTTGTACTCAGAAGAAAACTATTGGTGTAATTTATTAAATACCCATAATCATAAATTTGGATATAATATTAAACCTACACATCCTAATGGCAACTATAGACATTCAGAAGAAACAAAGTTAAGAATGTCACAAAAGTTAAAAGGCATTAAGCGCACTAATGAGTTTAAAAAAAATTGTTCTCTTAGAATGATTGGTCATAAAAAATCTAAAAAAACTTTAGAAAAATTAAGAAACACTTGTACTGGAAAAAAACATACAGATGTTACTAAACAAAAACTGTCACATATAAAAAAAGGTAAATCTATTACATTTTCTAAAGAGGGCAGGGCTTCTGTAGATAAAGCTCTAAAAGAATGGTTAAAGTTAGGACTAAAGAATAAAAAAATAAAAGATGAGTTAACAGGTGTTCTGTATGAAAGTGTTAGTGATTGCATAAAAAAACTGAATATTTCAACAAGTGCTTTTTACAGAAATATAAAAAGAAAAGGTAGATTTACAAATAAATATAAATTAAGTTATGTTAAAACAATTAAATAAAGTAGCAGAATTCCACACAGCATTTGGGCAAGAGAATGGTAAATGGCCACAACCACTTACTAAAGAAGAGTATGAACTCAGATACAGATTAATGGCTGAAGAGAACTATGAGTATCAGGAAGCATGTGAAGTTAACTCATTAGTAGAGATTGCAGATGCTCTTGGTGACCAGTTATATATCTTATGTGGTACTATACTTAAACATGGTATGCAATATGTCATAGAGGATGTGTTTGATGAGATACATGCAAGTAACATGAGCAAACTTGGTGAAGATGGTAAACCCATTTTAAGAGATGACAACAAGATATTAAAAGGTCCTAGTTATTTTAGACCAGACTTAAACAAGTTTATTAAAATTGAAGGGGGAGAGTCTTAGGACTTTCCCCTTTTTTTTTATTTAAGGTTTTCAGCTTGCTCTGCTTTCTTAATTGCCCAAATAGGAGATACATTTTTACCTTTAATACCAAATACAGCTCCTATATCATTCCATACTTTAGCTGATCCTTTTTTCTGCCATCTATATGGTCCAACATCTTGTTTATAAAATGCTTTTTCACTTCCAGTAAGAGCACCATATAAATCTGTTGCTAATTTATCATACAATTTTAAAGTTGGTCCTAAAGCTATAGTAGATGTACCTAAATAGTTAACGTAATCATCATAACCTAAACCTGATATAGGAATAAAAGTTTCATTCTCTCTTTTAACCATGATTAATTGATATAATAGTTGATTAGCCATGTATCCAAGATTACCATATTCTTCTTCTCTAGCTTTTAATTTATTGAATCTATCTTCATCACCCGGATCATAACCAAAAATAATAGAAATAGCAGCATACATTAAATAGATATAAGCAAATTCAAAAATCATTTGTTTAATAGCAGCTACCTCATCAGGTTTCATTATACCTTTATATTTTTTAAAATCTCTAATTAAATTTATAAGTGCAGCTAGACCTGTAACGTAGTAACCTCTTGATGTAGTATCTAAATCCCAATCATAAACCTCTCCAAAGAAATTATCTTTAGCTGTATCAAATTGGAATCTTCTCATAAACATACCAGTAGCATAGTTACGAGAATAAGTAAATAGTTTATATAATAAGTTTTTACTTAATGCTGGATTATCAATACTTGCTACATATCCATTTAATTTTTTATTAGTACCAGCTAATTTCCTACGCATGCCTTTAAATTCTTTTGCATTAGAAATAATTAACTCTGTTCCAGGATCAATCTCTGCTAAGTTATCTACTTTATTATAAGCTTTTAAATCTTCTACAGTAGTGTTATATAGTTTAGCTAGATCTTCATAAGTTTCTCCATCTGAATAAGTATGTTTAACTTGGGACATTCCCCATTCAGGATTAATACCTGCCTTAAGTCTTAATAGTTTATCTGGGCCAATTTCAAATGCATCTGAATACTGAATCATTCTAGATTTACCATTAGGTAACTTTTGTTCTATCATTTGATAGTCTAACATACCGTATCCTAACTCTAGTGCTGCTTCATTTGCTACCCATTTTCTAAAATCATATAAGAAAGTAGCATTAGAAGCATCTGAAAGAATAGTTCTTGTAAGAGATTTTGCAAAATCAGTTTCAGCTCTACCAGGAATCAAATCAAATGCATCCATCATTTGCATATTGAAACTTTTAGCTCCCCTTTCATATACACCAGAAGTAGTTAATTCTGTCATAGCTTTTACAGCTTTGATTTTACCAGAGATTAATGATCTAGTATTAATAAACTTACCACCAGATGCAAGAATCATTTTCTGAACAGTCATACCAAATCTGTTTTTTAATGCAGACTGTATATCTAAAGCATAAAAAGATAAACTTGCAGCTCCCATTAACTTTTCACTAAGTTTAGTAATACCCTTAAAGTTTTCTTGAAATTCATCAGTTACTTGACCGTAAACTTCTCTTTCAATTATCTCATTAAGTAGTTTTAATCTTCTATTTTCAGATTTAGCAATTAGTCTCATTGGACCTAATCCAGCATTTCTTAATGTAGAACTTGCTTGATTAATATTCTTTGCAGCATTTTTAGGATCAGATAATACATTTCTTAAAGCTAGAAGTAATGGCTCATCTTTTTTTAACTGTTTTGTTTTATTCATGGAGAACATATATTCACCTAGAGCTCTTAATACATCAGAAGAAGTTTCTGATACATCTAAAGCAAATAAACCACGTACAGGAACTCTTGATATAGGATTACCATCCATATCTGTTGGTACAAATGCTGGATCAATCTCAGCATTAAAACCTTTATCTTGATCATCTGCTGCAGCTCTGAATGAAGCTCTAATATCTTTAAATGTACCTTTAATAGATTCTCCTTTTCTAGATATATCTCCAGACTGGCCTCTTTCTAGATTAGTTCTTTTTCTAAATCTTGGAAGATCTAAATATAATTTTTCATACTCTCCAGAACCATCTTGAATATCTAAAAATTCTTTTTTAGTTTGCTCAAGTAACTTAAACACAGCATTGTTAGTACCTTTAAGTTTATAATACTGTTGATTAATATACTTCTGATCATAAGCTGAATTTGGTAAACTAGTATTATACTCCCTTGGTAAAAACTCTCCCTTATTATTTATATGTACTCCTACTTGTAAATTTACTTTTTTAGTTTTGGGATCATAACCTGTTCTATACTGATCTTTAATTTTAGATATAGTATATCTAGAAACTGGAACACCAGATACTTGTAATTTTTCTTTAGTAGTAGGGTCAATTAATTCTGTTTTCTTATAATACTTTGGATTACTAGGTCTAGATACACTCCAAACTTTAGTTCTAAAGAATTGCTTCTCATACTTCCTAGTTTCAGAATTGTAAACCATTTTTTCATAATGGTTTCTATCAAACCATTCAGAAAATCTTTCACTTTCTGCTTTAGCTAAGATAACATTATCTGAGTTAATCCACTCATCAGCATTTTCAAAGTTAATCTCTTCAGCATCAACTCCATTTATAGCAGTATTAAAAGCTTCAAAATAATAATCTGTTGGGATTACATCTGTTAATTCAGATAAGCGTCTGTATAAGTTTCTAAGATTGGTCATCTCTTGAGTAGATAAACCAAACTGATTAGATTTATTTGATAAATTATAATAATCTAAAAGCTGTTCTTCTGTTAAATCTCCAGTCTTATTTTTAGAAATATATCTTGTTTCATACCATTGCAACCTTGCAGCATCTTCTTTTGTTAATCCAGAAGCTTTATCAAATTGAGCTTGCAAGGATACTATTTCATCTTCTACAACTTTAACTTGATCAATCTGAACTCTATCTAGATTTAATGCATTAGGTTCACCATCTTTATCTGTAACCATATTGACATAAGTCTTTCTTTGGTCATAAAGGTTAGCTAGTTTTTTTGATACATCAGAATTAGAAGCTTTCTCATTGATTCTTGCTATCTCATTAAAGATGGCAGTTATCTCTTTATAATAATCTTCTGTATATGCTACTCTAAAATTCTTGCGTAGATATCTATCCATCTCTATCTGAAATCTTTCCGGAGTACCATCTGCAGTAATACCTCTAGAGGCAAGCCTTACATTAGCAAAGTTGTCTAAATCTCTTTGAACTCTATCATAATTTATTTCAAAGTCATAAAATTTTCTAGACTCATTTCTATATTTGATTCTAAGTAAAACTTTTTTAAGTTCATCTCCTTGTTTATACTCCCCTGTTGTTGCTTCAATAGGATTATAAAGCTCTTCATAGTCCATTTTAGCTACACTAGCTTCATTATAATCAAATAGATCATCTAACTCTGTAAAGTCTCTCTTATTTTGAGTATTTAAAGTTTCTATGGCTTTCTTTCTTTCCTTATAAGCTTCCATTGAAACTTCCTTAGGCACTGTTAATACTTCTCCAGTATCGGGATGAATTACAGTGTTTTCTTTTTTAAACATACTAAGAACTTCATACACTTCAGGTGTAAAAGTTCTATTCATATATCTTTCATGAAAGTTCCAAAGAGCTTCAGTTGCAGCATCAATCTGAGCATTATCTTTAGCTTCTCTTGCTTTTTTAAGATCAAATTCTAATTGAGTCTTATCTGCTCTATAGTTTTTAAACTTATCTATAAAAGAGTAAACTTCTTTCTCAATAATTTCACCATTTCTTTCAAGCTTAATAGTATCTTTAAATAGTAGTAAATCTGCTAATTGAGTTGTATTATTAGGATTCCAACCTACTTTTTCAAGTAATGGCAATAAAGTATCTGCCATTGTGTTAAGTTCTCTTTGTGATTCAATATTAGTATCCGCTCTTCTATCTTTCATAAAATTAAAGACAGCTCCTAAAATATCATCTATATTTCCTAATGGAACTAAATTAGAACCAATCTGTCCAATATCTTGAACATATCCTGTAAGAAATTCTTGAATAGTATCTGGAGTAATATGTTTAATTACATAACTCTTAACTTCTTTAAGTAAGTACTTAACTCTAGGTGAAGCTTTAGGCAATAAACTATTTAACTCACTTTCTTTAAAGCTCTTCTTATTGTTTATATCAATTTGCTCAATTAGATTATTTAAAAATTTATTAATATCAGATTCTCTAAAACCATCAGCTTTAAGAATATTTGTAATAGCATCTTGAAAATTCTGGTTAAGACTTCTTTGCATATCTTTAGTAGCATCATTTATAAATTCTTTAGCAAATTCAAACATGACATCATTAATATTTTCCAAATCATCCTTAATAATCTGTCTTACAGAAAGTATTTTTTGAATGATGGGAGTATCTCTTGGTAACTTTAATTCTTTGATTGCTTCATCAAAGAACTCAGCTTGACCAGCAAGTATGTCTCTATAGTGTATTACTTGTGTAATACCTTCAGGAGTTAAGTGTCTGTTAGTTTTAACTAAGTTATCTAATGCCTCTTGTATTCTTTGTGCATATACTTGAGACTCAGCTAAACTATTTACAAATGCAATTGAGCGTAGTCTTATATCTTCTTCATTCTCTTCAATAGCATTTATAATTTCTTCTATTTCTTCAGCAGTTAAGTTCTTTTTTCTTACTGTATAGGGTGATAAAAAGGACTGTATATTTTTTAAAATATCCTCCCCTACTTTTCCTTCTAATAAGTTCTTTACTTCTTCAGGAGATTTTCTAAGTTTATCTAACTGGAAGTTAATGTTATCATAGTATCTATCAATAACATTCATTAGCTCTTTACTCTTAGCTTTTTCTAGATCCTGTATAAAGCTTTCAGCTTCTTTCTTAAACTCAGGTATTAAAGATAATTGATACTCTAAGTCTTCAATAACAAAATCTTCATCAAGTAACATCTTTACTAACTCATCTCTAGTAGTATTAGCATCTAGACTTTTAAGATTTACTTTATTAGAAAGTGCACGCAATACTTTTTTTATTGCTGCCATTAAATTAGTAATAAATTTTTGGAATAAACTATCATCTTTAATAGTCTCATCAATTTGTTTATTAGCATCTAACTCTATAGCAGTAACAAGAGCTTCTTCTTTAAATCTTATTGTATTCTCTTGAAGCTCTGGATATCTATCTTTTACAATTTGTAGAGCTCTTTGACCAGTTGTGGTTAGACTAAGTTGATTAAATAGATTATCAAACAACTTAGGATTTTGAAATTGAATTCCTTTTATTAAAGGGTGCGCATATTCATGGACTACAGAACCAGCATCAAATTTACCATCTACAAAATATACTTTGTTGCCATAAAAGAATGATCCTATATTAGACTGATAAGGTGTAGTACTTTGTCCTAATAATTCTATAGCAGCTCCTTCTGTAATGATTTCATAAGGAATATTAAATGCCTTATTATATTTTTCTCCTAATGCTTCAGCTATTTGCTTACTTCTTCTTCTTTCAATACCTTCTCTACTTAGAGCTACATCTACGGGAGAAGTATTATCAAATAAGTAATCTTCAGTATAAGCTACTCCAGCACGCGCAGCATCTAGTTGCTGTGCTCTTCTTGCATCATTTTGATCTTGGACTAATTCTTGAGCCTCTATCTTTAGTTCATTTTCATAATAGATATCTACTAATGCCTCTGGGATAGTTATATCCATATCCATAAGATCATCTACAGTATATTGTGTAAACTTAACTACAGGGAATCCATAAGTTCTGTTTATACTAGTTGCAAGCACGCTAGCATTGTCTTGAGACATTCCTATTCCAGGACTAGCTGCTGCATATACTTGATCAGTAAGTTTGTTCTTTATTTGAATTTTACAAGGCATTGTTTCTTCTTTATATAAATATACTAATTTTTAGCTACAAGAGTCTATAGATCTGTCTATTCCAGGTAATCCTTCTGGTGCATTTTGATCTGGTTTTTCTTCAAGAGTTTCTTCTTCTTTAACTTCACCTACTTGTTCTATGATAGGTTGAGTAACAACTACATCTTCATCTGGAGCAGATTCTTCTGTAATAGTTTGAGACTCTAATGGAGTATCTGTAGGATCATTAAAATCTATTGGAGAAACTACAAAGTCTTTAAACAATCTATTCTTAGGATCCATGATCTTATTATAGATGTTTCTTAGAGTTGCATTGTTAAGTTGTTTCTCTAAGAATATTTTTGAAGCAGAATCCATTACATCTAAGAACTTATCATATGGTAAAGCCTCATTAAAACCAAATCTACTAAATCCAATTCCATTTTGATAAATAGAAACTAAAGGCAATAGACCAAACATCTCACTAATTCTGTCATTATCAGCAATTGATTGTACTTTTTTAACTGTAGGATCTCCTAAATCTTTAATGTTCTCATAATAGATCTCAGCAAGCTGTGCATCTTTTAACATTCTAGAATCATTCAATGAGATTATTTTCTCACCTGTTTTAAGTGAAGGTTTAGTAAGTTGATTTAATACAGGATACTTATCCTTAAGCTCTGAAAACTCAGCAATCATACTCATTAATTGATCTGAGTAAGAGTAATTAACTGTTTTCATTAAAGCTTCTCTATTAAATGCAAAGATTAAAGCTCTTTGATTTAAAAATGCCTCATATGTTTGTTGATTTAGAGTATTCTCATCTTGTATTGAGTTAGCTAAAACACCTCTTAGTTTTCTAAATGTTTTATTTGTTGTAGCTTTATCAAAAGGAAAAGTAGATCTTTGATACTCTCTTTCCACTACATACTTAAAGAAGCTTGATTCAGTTGGAAAAGCATTCTCTACTGCTCTAAATGGTCTTAAACCACGGGCTCTATAACTATCAGCTGATTGAGAGTCTGCAGAAAATAACTTTTCATTATAATCTTTACTGATTCTAGCCTCATCAACATAAATTACATTGTCAATTACTTCTGCACCATTAGCAATACCCTTTTTATTTTTAACTTGCATTTCTTTATATGCCGTAGGTACATTTACTATGTTACCATTAATGTCAGTAAAGTTTGACATATAATTTTGGAATACATAATTTACTACAGAGTTTTTATAGTCTGAAATAAATGCTCTTGTACCATCCGCTCCTGGACCGTATTTTTTTATAATGTCTCCTGCTCTTCTTTCTAGTAATAATAGTACATAACTAGTAACCTTTTCTGAATTTCTTAATGGAAACAAAGGTTTTATTAGTTCTGTAACAATTTTATTATCAAAGAATGTCCCAAGAATAGATTCTTCAATCATTTTTCTTACAAGCTCTGGGTCTACTTTAGATAAGTCCTTAAGTTCTTCTAATGATATACCTCTTCGCATTCCCTCTTCTAATGTTTTAGAAGACTTAGTATCTGGATTAGAAAGTCTTTTTAATGTTTGTAAACCCTTAATTTGTTTTTCAACTTCAATAAAGTGCATAAACATACCTAAAGCAGCACCTCTATACTTTGTAGATTTTGGATTTAAGATTACTCTTTTCATAAGATCCAAATCAAACTCTTTATTTTTATTTAAAAAAGATTGAGAGTAGTTAAAAGCATTTTGATAATACTTTTTATTACTTACTGAAGGTTTAATAAATATTGGTGCCTTATCTTTTGCATTAATTCTTACATCTAAGAACTCATCATTAAACTTATTATCAGTTTTAGTTCTTTCAATTAATTGTAACTTAGTCATTGGTATATTAAAATATTCCATTTCTTGTTTATCATCATTAAACTTTCCTGTTTTTACAGAAAAAACAGTGTTGTCTCTAAATGAAGAAAGTTGATCTTCTATAACACTTGGTAACTGACTATAGATAACATCTGTTGCTGCTTTATATTGAGCAAATGCTTTATTATCTAATACTTTACCAGCTACATTAGCATAAGAACTTTTATATAGTCTTTGGTTCTTTGCATACTCTCTTACTAAAGGATTAGATACAAACATAATTGCATCTTCTTTTGGAACACCAGCCTTAAGCAAATATAAAAGTGTAGGAGCAACTTCCAAGTTACCTTGAATAAAGAAGATCCAAGCATCTTTTTCAACATCCACTAAACCATTCATCATTTGTGAGAACAATTCTGAAATAGAATCACCATCTACTGATTCAGTATGTGAAAGAGAAATTCTACCTTGTTTGGTTTTTCTATGTGGTAAATAAAGATTTGTATTATAGTTTATATCTGTTTCTACATACTTCTTTGTAACATCATCATAGTAAGACCACTTATATGTTTTAGGCATTGCTGCTCCCAATGAATTAAAAATTGGGTGTAAAGCATTTTCAATAGCTGTAATACCTAATACAGTCTTACCAGTTAGATTTACTTCATGTTTATGTAAATTGTATCCTGTTTCAAGAATTCTTGTAGGACTTATTAGTTTAGTTACTTTACCATCTGTATTCTTAGTATAGTAATCTTCACCTAGTTTGTTCTTAAATCTATCATAATCAGAAACAAAATCTTGTAATCTATCTGCAATGTCTTTAAGAAGGTATGTAGCATTTGGTCTTACCAAGTTAGCATAGTTATCAGGTAAAGCAAGGATATCATTAATGCTACTGATTAATCTATTCTCAAGAGCAGCCTTTTGAGTTTTAATTGTTTGAGTTACTCTTTCTGGATTAGACTTATTTCTTTTTACAAAGTTCTGAAACTGTTCTTCTGATAAGCCTGACTCTATAAATTTACCTCTGTTATCTAGATTAGGCATAAATGTAATCAACTTATCAACGTCAAAGTCAGATCCTGATTTAGCAACAATCTCAGTTGGAGGAATAATAATGTTTCCTGCAGATGGATCTAAGAACTCATAGACTTCCATAAACTCCATAGAGTTAAGACCCTGTACTGGAATTCTTACAGCGGATAGTCTGATAACATTTCTATTTTCTTTAAGCCAATCTTCATCTTTAATTAGTTGATTAAGCTTAGCAAGACTAGCTTTTTGATTTAAAACCTTTTTACCATCAATTGTATCATAGATTGCAACATCAGATCTTTTTAATAAATTAAAGAAATCACCTTGTAGAGCAATAGCAACTTTCATAGCAGAAGTGCCATCTGCAGTTTGATCATAGAAAGGAAGATTATTTGTACCTAAGAATTTTCTTACTTCTTCATCTGTAGCTTTTTCAAAAGTAGGTTGTTGCCACATACCATTTGTCATAGTACTAGCTACCTGAACTAATGGTTCACCTTTTACTTTTTGTTTAATAAATCTTTTCTCTATAAGACTAACTAATATTTTTTCTATATCATCAGCTCTTAAATGTAAAGACAAATCAGTCTTTAAAGTAGTATCCGGATTTTGACCAACAAAGTCAATATGATGTTCTGGTAAGTTTCTTCTACCTAATTCTCTTTGGATAAGATCTAAGAAATTTGTAAGATTACCAATGTATTTACCATCAACTTCTTCATAACCAATCTCATTAAGTAACTCAAACTTCAATAATTTGGTATACTCATCAACAGTTTGCTCATATTTCTTTACTGTAGCCGCATTATTAGGATTAATGATTTTACCTTCACGGTACATAGCTCCTAAAATAAGTTTTCTTAACTGTGTAGAGAAGATAGACTTATTTTTAAATGCAGTATTTACATTGGTTACATTTTTAAGATAGTCAACATAGATAGTATTTTCTGTAAACTTAATGTCTTTATTAAGAGTCTTCATTTCAGAATCTGAATAGATAGGATCTGCTGCTGCTTTACCCTTGCTATCTTTAGCTGAAGTTACAGAACCTACTTTAGAACCCGATTGGAATGTAACATACTGAATGTTCTTTTCCATCATTTGCTCATGTAGAGACTGTAAATCTGATCCAGCAATCATTGATGGAATCAATGGAGCTAATGCAAACTTATGCATTGCATTTACAGGCATACCTGTATTTGCTAAGTGACCAAAATTCTGTACTTTATATACTGGGAACATTTCAAGAATATCTTTTGGAGAAACAAATTCTCCTCTAGTTATTTTTTGAAATAATTGATCTTGCTCATATGACCAAGAATTCTCTAAATTTTTAAGAACTCTGTATGTATCAAAAGTAATCCAACCTTGACCGTCCCCTTCAGTCATTTTTTTATAAGCATTAATATCATTATTAACTCTATACTCTACAGCTTCTTTAAGTTTAGCGGGATCTTTTATAGATTCTTTAAGCTTATTAGTATAATCTTCAGTTAAAGCTTTTGTAATTATTGGAAGATATACAGAACTTCTTTCTACATCTTGTATAATAGCAGTATTCAATGTACCATTATAAGATATAGTATTGTATCCTTTTTGTGCAGCATAAGATGTATCACGTAAATAACCATTAACCAAGTTCTGAGCAGCTAAGTCTGTTCTAAAGGTTCTACCTGTAGAAGTAAGACCAGTATTTCTTTTATGCATTTCTTCTTTAACATGGTTATATTGAGCCATATCTCCATACATAAGATTGATTGTTTCAAAATTATGTATCCAAGAATTATATGTGTAAGCTTTACTTAACAACTTTTCTTCTTCTGTTTTTGATAAGTTAAAAACTTTAAGTGAACTTGATAAGTCTGGACTTATATAATTAGTTTGCTGTAATTGATTATAGTTCTCCTCTGATAACTCATTAAAATAATCAGTTATATCAGTTTTAATTTTTTCTGCTAATCCAGATTTATCAGCTTTAATAAATGATATGAAGTCAAAGTATTCTTTGTTTGCAATAGCTTGATCAATTGCATCATAGATTGCAGTTTTAGTAGAAGGCCTTAATGCATTATCAAATGCAGTAAACACTTCTCCGGCCATTTTGCCATTAGCAGTGATATTATTATAACCGGCATAGGTTTCAAACTCAGTTTGATTTTGTTTGAATTTATAAATTCTATTTGCTTCAGTTGCAATGTAAGGAACAATATGTGTTCTTAATGCATATGATTCTGCAGTACCATTTCCAAACATATCTATATCAACATAGAGTCTTGGATTACTGTCTAGCTTATTTGGTCCTCCAATAATTCCTCCATTAAGTCTCAAACCAAAAGCAGAACTTTTAGAAGCGTGTCTAATAAATTCTTGTATACCTCCTTTAAGCATAGAGTTAGTCTCCTGTAGAAACTTACTAAATACATCTAAGGAAGTAGTATTTAATCCTTCTTTGATAGCATTGTCTTCATCAATTATCTGTTGTGTACCGGAAGACATAAATAATTCTAACTCCTTACCATCTCTCTTAACAAACTCTGGATCATTAAAGTCAAAGATTGTTTTTAAGATTGTAGAATTATTAGTAAATGTATTGATAGCAGGATTTAGATAACTCATATACTTAAGAGCATCTGAAGTCCATAGATCAGCTAGTTTTTCAGCTTTATTAATAGCATATGCAATTTTACTTGCCGTACTCTTTTCAATTAACTCAAATACAGTATTACCTTCAGCATTAAGTACTCCAAAATTAGAAGTATCTAAACCATAACGTGCTTGTAAATCAGCTAGTTTTCTAAGAACATATTTTTGAGTCTCTGCTTTATCTGAGATAATTCCTTCAGGTATTTCAGTTCTTAAGTAATAAATAGGATTCTTTTTGAATTCTTTTATAAAACCTAATTGTTTTGGAGTAGCTGCATTACTATTTTCTAGTTCAGCAAGTTGTTTTACTGTATTAAAAATATAAGGAAGCCCATACTCTTCTATAGATTTTTGATTCTTACCAAGTTCTTTCTTAATAACCGTTAAATTATCAAGATAAATACCTACTCTTCCTGCAAATTCAAAGTACCTGGCGGAGTCTAAGTTTCCATTCTTATCAGAGAACTCATCTATTAAAGCTGCTATGTTAAGCATAGGAACATTATCTTCAGTTCCTCTTACAATAAATGGATTACTAGTATCTGCTTTAAACTTATATTCAAAAGATTTAAGAATATCTACACTCTCTAATGAAGCTTGTGTAATTTGTGTTATACCATTTGTATATATGGTACTTTGTAATAAAGGTACTCTTGGTTTACTAAAAGTTTGCCAGAAAGCTGTAGTAGCTTTAGCCTCATATAAATCATTACTTTTAGTAGGATCTGCTAATTTAAAGTTTACTAATTGCTCAAACTCCGGATGAATAGGAATAGCAGCTTTTAGTAATTCATACTGTATTGCAGGGTCTTGTTCTCCACGGATAGTTCTTACTGTATTATTCCAAGTACTTCTAAAATCTACAAGTTCTGGAAACCCTAATTGATTTAATATAACTTTACCAGACCTGTCTACTTTAAATAGACTCTTTAATATATAAACTACTTCTTTATCTGCTAATTCAAGTAATGATCTATCTCCAATTTTTGTATCTCCAAATCTCTCACTTGCCTCTACATTTTGAGGATCTGTAGCATCATCAGTTTCATCTTTTATTTCTTCATCTTCATTTGCTTCTTTGAGCTCATCTATTGTCACAAACTTCTCTCTTAACAGATTATAGTCTGAATTTTCAATATGGTATTGAATCATACCATTAGATTGATTACCCCAATTATCTAATGCACTAGTAATAATTCTAATGTTATTCTCTATCTTTTGTTTTTCTAAGAAGTTTTTTGGGATGTCCTCAAGCTTTTCAAGATCTTCTTGTAACTCAATTCTTCTTGTATCAAGTTGATCAAAGATATAAGAATACATTGCATTCCTATTTCTAGGATCTTCTAATAACTTAGTAGTAGCAGATTTATTTTGCCCAAGTTCAGCAGTATCTTGTTTTCTTTCTGAATAAAGTTCATCACCTAACTTAGAAATAATAGCATCCATTGAATTTTTTAAAACTGTTGCGTCTTGTCTGTTCAATACTTGTTCTTCAGCATTAGCTAAACTTTGAACTCCAGAGTTTCTATTAAGCAAATCAAACATTACATTGTCAATGCTTGGTGTATACTGATTAAGATTCTTATTAAAATAAAGATTCTCATAGTATTCCTGAACTTTTTTAATATTAGTCACAGTACTAACTGACCCTAAACCAATTAACTCTCTTAAGAAATTAAGGATTCTTCTGAATATACTATTTTTTACAGGACTATCTTTAGCTGCTTTAGGGTTCTTAGCATAAGTTCTGAACTCTTCTGCAAGCATTTCTTCTATTTCAAAGAATGATAAATTCTTTTTAGTACCTAACTTTTTTTGTACTTCTTTATAAAGAGCTGTTTTTTCTTGTGGAGTAAGAAATAACTGACTGAAACCATGCCAAGCTTCATGATAGACATCTACCATAGAACCTTTGTTTCCAATCTGGAGCATACCTAACTTACCATTTAAGACAGCACCATAAGAAATAAATCTTGCAAATGCATCTGAGTTAGCAATAGCTACGCCTTGTTCAAAATCTAAGTATTTAAATAAATCACTTTTTTTCCACCAAGCATCTGCAACCTTAATTTGTTCAGGAGTAGCATCATATTGTAAGTGACCATCTCTTAAAAAGAATTTACCCGCTAAACCATCTTTAGGATTAGCAGTACCTTTTGTATTAGTAGATTCTTCAATCTTCTCTTCAAGTGTAGTACTTCTTTGTTTTTTTAGTTGCTTATAGTAATCATTTAAATCACTTTCTCCAATAGCATAATTTGTTTCCATTACACGGCCAAGAACCTTTCCTTCTGCATTCTTTACTTGAATAACATTAGGAATATACATGTCATCTGTTTCCTCAGTAATTACTTGTAATGAAACAGTGGTTCCTATTACTAATTCAGCAGCAGATTTAAATAACTTTTTATCTAAAGAAACTACTAATGGTTCCCCCGTTGCAGGAGAAGTAATTGAAAATATTCCAAACTCATTTCCTGTACCAGAAACATTTACTTTTCCTTGTTGAGAGATTGTAGTGTCTACAGCTTCTGTTTGACCTTTTACATAATCAACAAGAATATTCTTTTGTTTTCTTGTTGGTGAAGGTTCTACAGATACCGGATTCTTTTTAGCTTTTTCTACAGCTTTAATAAACTCAGTTGGTACTCTGAAGCTGATATAAGAGTTAAACTTTTTAGGATCACTTGATGATGAAAAATCAATTGTAGTTCTTGGTAATGTTTTTAATAACTCAATGTAACTACTAAACTCTTCATTCAATGTGTTTGTTTCTAAATTATAGTCTTGATAACCATTTTTAGAAAGAGCTGTTGAATCATAGTTCATCTTAGCTGAGAAGTACTTTCCAGTTGTACCGGAAGCATTTGTTAATGTATCTATGATTAACTGTTTAGCTTCAGGAGTATTTAAATTTGTAATAGATTCAAACTTAGAATACTTTTCAGCATAAGTAGTAGGAGAATAGCGGAATATTAACTCATCTGTTGCTGGTGAATATTCTACAGAATGTTTTCTTGTACTAAATGAAGCATTCTTTGAAAAGAATTGTAGATAGAAATTATATTTTTCTTGATTAGAAATATTAGAATTACTAAATACAGCAGCAACTTTTTGAATTACATCCTCTGTAGCATTTGGTCTATCAATTTTATATTCAGTATCCTCTATACTGATTACAGCATCTCCTTTAGCAAATACTCCTCTAGGAGTTCTTACAATATCTATAGTTCTAAATACTGAATCATTACCAAAAGGAAACTCATTAAGATTAGATAGATTAACTATTTGTTTACTTTGTTTTGGAGAAACTCCTGCACTAATTCCTGTCATTGAAGCTAATGCAACATTACCATCTAAGACTGATTTCTTATACTCATGTAGTGATTTAAAATCTGCTTGTTGATTTTGAGTTGCTTCTTCTACTGTAATACCAGTTGCTTTAGATATTTCTGTTGGTGATGCAATTTGATTAGAGTAACCATAGATATTTACATCTTTAAATTTACCATCTTCTACAATCACATTTCTTAAGAATTGATACACAACTCTTCCTTGTTCTGGAGTCTCTACAATGTTACCTTCATTGTCAAAATATAATAGGTTACCTTGCTCATCTGAAATAGCCATTAAGATAATCTCAGTAGCTTGAATAACATTTTTATTTTTCTTGTTTGAGTTTCTAAAGAATGTAGATACATTTTTAATTCTTGTAGAATACTTATCAAGCACCTCAACTGGAGCTGAGGATAAAACTATAGGTTTAAGATAAAGCTTTTTATCTTGGTACTCTACAGTATCCATAGCATTATCAAGACTAGGGTTTGCTTCAGAAATTTTTCCAAGAGCAGTATATATAAACTCTTTAGTCTCATCTGCTATTTCTTGATATCCTTCTTCTTTAGCTTTAGGATCAATTGCTTCAAACTCCTGATAACTTGTATTGAAAATTGAGAAAGGTTTTAATGATAAAGGTCTAGCTTCTGCAGGTTTATCATCTGTTTGCACTGGATTAAAAGCTTCATTAGCTTTTTGATTAACCAAATCTTTTTTAGTATTAGTAGATTTAGTAGGAGCAAATCTTTTCATTACAGCTTCAATACCTGTAGTCTCATTACCAAATTCTTTTATAATTTTTCTAATAGAGTTAAGATCAACATCTAATTCAAATAGACTTCCACGGTTTGCAGCTGCAGATACCATTTTAGGTATTTGTTGTACAAATTTAGATGCTGTATCTGGATTAGACTTTTTACTAATCTTATCAAATACACTTGACATATAGGTATTAATATCAAAAGGAACATCATTATTCAATGCATCCATCATGTTACCATATACATTACTATATAGATTCTTAATCTGGTCTGGGCTTAGTGCACAATTAATTTTCATAATACTAACAATCTAGATCATTTAATAAGTCTTCATCTAAGTCTGTCAAAGATTTCTTTTCTGCTGCTTTTTCAATTGCAGGAAGAGCGTTTTCTTCATCAGCTACAAATAAATCTACAGAGTCTAATGTTTCAACTACATTAGCTTTAGATTCTTTATCTATTTTAGTTGCGGTTTTTTCTTTTGCTTCCATTACTGCTTCTTTTTCACTAAATAAATTATTTAACTCATCTCTCTTAAGTTTCAAAGTTGCTTTTTTACCAAGAGCTTTAACTGTAACAGTTCCTTCTTTTTTATTAGTAGAAGTAATTACTACAGTATCATCTTCTTCTGCAAAAATTTCAGTTTGATTTTTATCAGTAAATATAAGACTTTTAGCAACAAGCTGAGTACCTTTTACCATGTTATCTGGAGAAATTTTAGGTTCAGTTTCTTCTGCTAAAGTAAGATCTTTATTATCTAACAACTCAGTAATTCTATCTATATCCTCAGGCACAATTTTACCTTGTGCAATATCTAGATTAACTTGTATTTTTAATTTAAGTAATTGAGGTTCAGTAGTTATTGAATTTAACTTGTCTTCAATACTTTTTAAAGTTACTCTTTCTGCAACAGGAGCATAAGCCATACCTGGATCAACAGCTTGACCTTCTGCAGATATAGTAGGAGACACTTGATCTGTACTACTTTCAACATTGCTCGGCATCTCCACTGTCTCTTGAATTTCTGAAGCTTGTTTAACTGCAGGTACTATTGCTTCAGCTTGATCTTTAACTAAGTTTTTATCTAATGTGATTAAGAACTCAGTATTTAAAAGATTCTCTCTAGTAGGAGTTGTAGCTGAAGTAATTTTACCAGACTTATCTGCTACAATTTCAATAGGCATTAATGCAATCTTAGGAGATACTCCTACCATTCTT